GCCGTTATGTGTAGCCCCACCCCACTGCGCCCATACACTGTTTCGCTGGCGCAAACCAAAAAATGTCAAAATTTTGTAAAAAAATTCTAGTGACTATGTCAAATCTTAGACAACAACACCCATAAAAAAACCCCGGACGTTTTAAGCCCGGGGTCAAACCTCACACCAACGCCACAACGAAAGGAGAAGTAAAAGCGCTGGTATGGGGGATTGTAAAGTTTTGACTGCGGATTGTAAAGAAAAGAAAAACCAACCACAAACAAACAAAAACCTAGTACAATCAACCAAAATCGTGGACCCCCACGCAACCAATAGGGAATTCGTTTTGATCTTAGATCACTTAGTCTCAGCCGCAGCCGCTGATTTTGCTCCGGAAACCATTCCGGACGATACCCTATTTGTCCCTATCAAAACCGCAAGCCCTGCCCAAACCCTAGATGCGCAAAGTAAGACGGCCGACTGGCTAAAAAGCATTATGGATGAGGATGACGAGTTACTAAACAAAGCCCAAGAAGACAGAGTAAACGACGCTTTCCTAGCTTTAACCACATCCCACCCAGATGCCCAAGACAGACTGCTACAGATGGAAGTACCCGAAGAAGTAAAGAGCGCGGTATCTATGGTGACGGCCTATCAGTGGAAATTTGTAGAGCAGGCGCAGGAATTGCGCAGCATGTCCGTGGCAAAAATAGTAAAAGAAACCGACCACCCGGATGCAAGAATAAGGCTAAAAGCTTTGGAGTTATTGGGTAAGGTTACAGAAGTGGCTTTGTTCACAGACCGGGTAGAGATTAAAAAGACAGAACTCTCCGACGAGGAACTCGAGCAACAAATTAAGAAAAAACTAGAAAAGTACATGGGCGTTGTGGACGTGACGGATGTCGAAGAGATTGAAGTAGTAGAAAAAGTAATTAAAGCCGAAGTCAAAGAAGACAAAGAAGAATAATGGGCTTTGACTTTCTAACCCCAGAAGAAGCATTTGCCGCGCAGAAAGCGCTCAAGGATATGGGCACGGCGGAAAAAGCCATGTTCCTAGAAGAGTTAGAAGAAAAAGAAAGACGCCAAAGATTGAAGTCAGCGCAGGCTGACCCGATAGAGTTTGCTCGGTATGTGTACCCCGGATTCAAAGTAGGCCCACACCACAAGAAGCTAGCCAAGATATTTGACGACGTGGTTCAAGGCAAGAAAAAGCGGGTAATCATAAACATTGCACCAAGGATGGGCAAATCCGAGTTTTCATCCTATCTTTTTCCGGCATACTTCCTAGGTAAATACCCTGATAAGAAAATCATTATGGCCACGCATACCGCGGGTTTATCAGAGGACTTTGGACGGAGAGTGAGGAACTTAATTGATAGTGAGGAATACCATGAAGTCTTCCCGGGAACCATCGTTGCAGACGACCAAAAAGCGGCAGGAAAATGGTCTACTGGCGCTGGTGGTCAGTATTATGCTGTTGGTGTCGGGGGCGCTCTCGCCGGTCGCGGCGCTGATTTGTTTGTTATTGACGACCCTCATTCTGAACAAGATATAAAGGCAAACAGCCGCGCAACGTTTGATAATGCGTGGTCTTGGTTTCAGACTGGTCCGCTGCAACGTTTAATGCCGGGGGGTGCGATCATAGTCATTATGACTAGGTGGAGTCTTGTGGATTTAACGGGGCGGCTGGTGAACTTCACTATGCAGAACCCGCAAGCTGAACCATGGGAAATTGTAGAACTACCGGCAATACTACCTAGCGGTAAAAGCCTTTGGCCTGAGCAGTGGCCACTCGATCAGCTAGAAGCAAAAAGACTACAGATGGATCCACGGTACTGGAATGCCCAGTACATGCAAAACCCCACGGGAGATATGGCAGCGCTGATAAAGCGTAGCGACTGGAGAATCTGGGAAGCAGAAGACCCACCCACTTGCGAGTACATTATCCAGTCTTGGGATACGGCGTTTGAAACAAAAACGACATCTGACTACAGCGCCTGCACAACATGGGGTGTTTGGTACAACGAGGAAGAGGGCAACGCCCCGCAGTTGATTCTGCTAGATGCTTTCAAAGACCGTATGACCTTCCCAGAACTAAAAGCGGTAGCGCTCAAACACTACAATGAGTGGCAGCCTGACGCGTTCATAATAGAGAAAAAGGCCAGCGGAGGCCCACTAATTCAAGAACTTAGAAGAATGGGGCTACCTGTACAAGAAACAAACCCATCTAGGGGCAACGATAAGATTGCTAGGGTTAACGCTATCACGGACTTGTTTGCGTCAGGGATTGTTTGGGCGCCAGATAGACGCTGGGCTAAGGATGTGATTGAAGAAGTAGCGGCGTTCCCAGTGGGCGAGCATGATGACTACGTGGATACTGTGAGCCAAGCGCTTATGCGGTATCGTACGGGTGGGTTTGTTAGTTTAGATACTGACGAGAAAGACGACTTAACTTATAAATACAGACGAAAGGCGGCGTATTACTGATGTTAAATAACTTTTTTTGGGTATACCCAAGCGTAATTTCATCTCCATTGTGCGACTACATAGTTAAAACTTCGCCATGGAAAGATAAATTTGCCGCAGAATTGTCAAAAGACAACGAGAATCTGTTTGTTGACGACGAAATTAGGAAGACAGAAGTAACTTTCACTACGCCCTATACCCCTCTTGGCTGCATGTTGCAGACATTTACTAACTTAGCCAACAAAGAAGCTAGCTGGAACTTTGATATTACCGATTTTGAGAAGATTCAAGTAGGGAAATACGAGGCAGGCGGTCATTATGATTGGCATATTGACAGTTTTGTACCGGATAAAGACAAAAAACAGCGTAAACTATCGGCAATAGCATTTTTAAGTGACCCCGAGAGCTATGAAGGCGGCGTATTTGAATTTAAAATAGCGCTACTACCGGAGAAAATGCCAAAAGGCACCATTATTGTTTTTCCGTCAGTACTAGAACATCGAGTTACTGCGGTTGATAGCGGCACACGATACACTGCAGCGTGCTGGGCTTCAGGTCCAGCTTTTAAATAGGATACATTATGGCAATTGATAAGGGCTTATACCAAGCACCCAAAGGTTTAGAAGAGTTAGCACAAGATCAGCAACCAGATATTGAGATTGAGATTGAAGATCCAGAAGCAATGCACATTAGTGCAGACGGATTTGAGCTTGATATTGAAAAGATGGATGAAGAAGACGGCAGTGCAGAGTTTAATAAAAACTTAGCCGAAGAGATTGATGCTAGTGACTTAGAGTCTTTGGCATCCGAGTTGTCTGGCGATATTGAAAACGATATTAACTCCCGTAAAGACTGGGAGCAGATGTACAAAGACGGTATTACGTTGCTTGGCTTAAAGTTTGAAGAGCGCGTAGAGCCATGGGACGGCGCTTGCGGTGTGTTCCACCCAATGATCACTGAGGCGGTTGTACGTTTTCAAGCTGAAGCAATCATGGAGACGTTCCCAGCTAAGGGTCCAGTCAAAACCCAGATCATCGGTAAAGAGACTCGTGAAAAAGTAGAAGCAGCGCAGCGTGTTGAGATGGACATGAACTACCAGCTCACAGAGAAGATGCCTGAGTTCCGTAACGAGCATGAGAGAATGTTGTGGAATCTGCCATCAGCCGGTTCAGCGTTTAAGAAGGTGTACTACGATCCAAGTATAGGTCGTCAGATTTCTATTTTTATTCCAGCAGAAGATATTATTCTGCCATATGGCGCTAGCGAGATTGCATCATGCCACCGAGTAACACACCGGATGCGCAAAACCAAGATTGACCTGATCAAGTTACAACGCGCAGGATTTTATAAAGACGTTGAGCTAGGCGAACCACAAAAGTTCCGCACAGAGATTCAAGAAAAGAAAGATAGAGAGACTGGCTTTACCGCCACGTACGATGATCGCTTTGAGTTATATGAAGCGCACGTTGATTTAGACTTACCGGGTTTTGAAGACAAAGACGACAGCGGCGAAGAGACTGGCATTGCGCTGCCATACGTCATTACGATGATTAGGGGCACAAATGAGATTCTTGCAATTCGTAGAAATTGGAAAGAGGAAGATCCTCTCCGTCTTAAGAGACAGCATTTCGTTCATTATCAGTACATACCCGGCTATGGTGCTTATGGCTTTGGCTTGTTCCATCTTATTGGTGGTTTTGCTAAGTCAGCTACTTCCATCTTGCGACAGCTTGTCGATGCCGGAACCTTATCGAATCTGCCGGGTGGTTTAAAGTCTAGAGGGTTACGTATTAAAGGTGACGACACACCTATCGCTCCGGGTGAGTTTAGAGACGTTGATGTTGGTAGCGGTACTATTCGCGACAACATCCTGCCACTACCTTACAAAGAGCCATCTGCTGTTCTTGCAGGATTAATGGACAAAATCATTGAAGAAGGGCGTCGTTTTGCGGCAACTTCTGATATGCAGATTTCTGACATGTCGGCTAATGCTCCAGTAGGTACAACTTTAGCTATACTAGAGAGAACGCTTAAGGTAATGTCTGCAGTGCAAGCCCGCGTGCACTATGCCCTAAGACAAGAACTAAAACTTCTCGCTGGGATTATCAGAGACTACACCGACGATGACTACAACTATGAGCCAGAAAGCGGTGACTTCCACGTCAAAAAGTCCGACTACAGTCATGTGGACGTGTTACCTGTATCCGATCCTAACGCGGCCACCCTTTCTCAGAGAGTGGTACAGTACCAAGCCGTTATCCAGTTGGCTCAGTCAGCACCACAGATATATAACCTTCCCCAGCTGCACCGGCAGATGCTTGACGTTCTTGGAATTAAAAACGCCGACAAACTGGTGCCTTTGGAGGACGACCAGAAACCAAGAGATCCTGTAAGCGAAAACATGGCTGCCCTAAAAGGCAAACCACTAAAAGCCTTTATGTACCAAGACCACGAGTCTCATATCAAGGTACACCAGATGGCTATGCAAGATCCGTTGGTTCAGCAGCTAATTGGGCAAAACCCACAAGCCCAAGCAATTCAAGGAGCCATGCAAGCGCATATTGCCGAGCATTTAGGTTTTGCGTACAGAAACAAGATCGAGCAAGCTATGGGCGCAGCACTACCAGCACCAAATGCAGAGATGCCAGAAGACATGGAGATTCAGATTTCTCAGTTGGTCGCACAGGCCGCTCCACAAGTATTGGCACAATCTCAAGCTACTGTTGCACAGCAGCAATCGCAGCAAAATCAACAAGATCCGGTTATGCAAGCTCAGCTCATTGACCAGCAGGTTAAACAGGGTGAGTTGCAGCGCAAGATTAAGAAAGATATGCAAGACGCCCAGTTCAAACAACAGGAGTTGGCACTTAAAGCGCAAGAAGTTAAGCAAGAAGCGTTTAATAAGACCGCCAATATCATGTTGCAGGCGGAAGATAAACGAGTTGGCAAGCACAAAGCTACAGCAGATGTTGCACTGCAAGCAGCCCAGATTCAACAGCAGGACAAGCACCACAAGGTAAATACGGCTAAAGACCTGTTTACCCACCAGTCTACTTTATTAAACCAACAACCCCAACCTGAAGGAGGCACTGAAGAGTGATCGACCTACTAACGGCTGATTTCATAGCCGCAATGCGTGACAAGTTGCGCACAGATATGAATAACTACACTGACGATTTGGCAAATGGTCAGTGCACCACCTTTGAGCAGTACAAAGAGCTTTGCGGAGTAATTCGAGGTCTAGCTTTCGCAGAGCGCCACTTACTTGACCTCGCTGAGTACATCCAGAAAGAAGAAAACGATGAGTGACATCGCGCTACCACCGGAAGGGCTAATCCTTCCACCCGGCGTAGAAATGCCGGTTAAGCAAAATGCTCCGACTGAAGAAGAGTTGGCAGCCATGGACGCTGTAGAAAAAGCTACACAAATGCCGCAGCCATCAGGACATAAGATTCTTTGTGCCTTGGTAGATGCTACCGATAAGTTTGAAAGCGGGATTATTAAAGCGGACGAAACAAAAATGGTTGAGGAATTAACTTCCCCGGTCTTGTTTGTTATCCGTTTAGGTGTCTCGGCGTATAAAGATAAAGAGCGTTTCCCAGACGGGCCTTGGTGCCAAGAAGGGGATTTTATCCTTACCCGCCCATATACCGGCACCCGAATCAAAATTCACGATAAAGAGTTCCGTATCATTAACGACGATCAAGTTGATGGCACAGTTCTCGACCCCCGCGGCATTTCACGCGTTTAATAAGGAGCTACCATGGATGAGCAATTTAAATTTCCGGACGAGGATAAAGAATTTCCTACAGCGGAAGACAGAGAAGAGTTACAAGTAACAGCGGAAGGCGATGAGGCGGAGATCATCATTGAAGACGATACCCCCGAGCGCGACCGTAAGGCACAACCCCTAGCACGTGAAGTTGACGATCCTTCAGATGAAGAGATTGAAGGCTACACCAAGGGAGTTCAGAGCAGAATCAAGGAGTTAACTCATGCCCGTCATGACGAGCGCCGTGCAAAAGAAGCCGCACTGCGTGAGCGTGAAGAAGCGTTAAAGTTAGCTCAACAGATCCTAGAAGAGAACAAAAAGCTCAAGCAATACGTACAAACCGGCGAGACTTCATACCAAGAAATGATGAAGACAGCTGCCGAGAGCGAGATGGAAGCAGCCCGTCGTAAGCTGAAAGAAGCACAAGAGTCTTACGATACTGATGCCATCATTGCGGCTAACGAGGCTTTGACCGAAGCAATGTTTAAAAAGGAAGCGGCAAAAAACTTTAAGCCAACCCCTTTACAAACAGACCAAAAAGATGTAACAATACAACCATCGGTACAAGATGTCCCACGACCCGACGAAAAAACCTTGCGCTGGCAAGCCAAAAACCAGTGGTTCGGAACACCGGGATATGAAGAGATGACAGCCTTCGCACTTGGACTGCACCAAAAACTAGTCGCCACGGGTGTTGACCCGCGTAGTGAAGAATACTTCGAGCGCATTGATGCTCGCATAAAGACGGTGTTTCCTGATGTATTTGAGGATTCGACACCTAGCCGTAAACAAACGGAACCTGCGAAAAAACCTGCAACTGTGGTGGCTTCAGCGTCCCGGACTACGGGAGCTAAAAAAACCGTCAAGTTAACAACAACGCAAGCAGCGTTAGCGGACAAACTTGGTATTCCCCGTGAATTATATGCTCAGGAATTTTTAAAACAGGAGGCCCGAAATGGCTAATAGTCGTACACCACGTGACCTTGACACACGCGAAAAAAGTCAGACTCGTGCAGTTTATCAACCTGCTGCAACACTACCTACTCCAGCCCCCCAAGACGGGTACAGCTTTAGATGGGTAGCAACGGCGGTAAACGGACAAGATGTTCCTACTAACGTGTCACAGAAATTCCGTGACGGTTACGAGCCTTGCAAGGCGTCGGATCATCCTGAACTTATGCTAGCCGGTAATGCGGAAGGTAACGTTGAAGTAGGTGGGCTAATGCTTTGCAAGATCCTTACTGAAAAACTGCAGGCACGAGATGAGTACTATCAAAAGCAAGCGCAGGACCAAATGAACTCGGTTGATAACCATTTCATGCGGAACAATGATGCTCGTATGCCTTTATTTTCTGATCGTAAAACGTCGATTAGTAAAGGTGGCGGGTTTGGAAGCGGTACAAAATAATTTTAGGAGATTTAAATGGCTACAGTATCAAGCCCCTACGGGCTAAAGCCGATTAATCTAATCGGCGGTCAGTCATTTACTGGCGGAACAATCCGTGAGTATTTATTGACCACAAACAATACAGCGCCAATTTACACTGGCGACTTGGTGCAGTTAGGCGCGTCCGCAGCAGGACAACCTACTGTTGTTACATCCACACCAACTACTAGCACTGCTGGTATCGCTGGTGTTTGCGTTGGCGTTCGCTACCAGTTATCTGGTCAGCAACTCGGCTATCCTTTGTATGCAGAATATCTGCCTGCAAACGCCGTAACTGCTGGTTACACCAACATTTTCATTCGCGTAGTAGAAGACCCAGATCAACTGTTCCAAGTTCAAAGCTTGGGTTCTGTTGGTTACGGTTCTATTGGTAAGACTGTTGCTTTGGCAAACTTTACCGGTGGTACAAGCTCTACAACTGGTAACAGCACTTCTGGTAACTCAGTTGTTGCGTTGTCAGCTACTATTGCTAATACAAGCGCGTTGGCTGTCAAGATTGTTGATTTGGTTAACTCCAGCTCTACTTTCGGTGGCAACTTCCCATCTAATCCCGGTGACGCATATACCGATTGCATCGTTAAGTTGAACTTTGGCGTGCATCAGTATTATCAGTCCGCTGGTACAACAGCTTAATAAAGGAGCTATAAC